CGGAACACGCTGACCCTTGAGACGGTCTGTGAGGCTGTCTCCGTGACGTTCACGCACGGGTACGCGGAAACCCCCGGGGACGTTAAGGCAGTCGTTCTAAGCGCTGCCTCGCGCGTTCTGAACAACCCCTCAGACATTCGCCAAGAGGCCGTAGGAAGTCTGTCGGTCACGTACGCCGCTGAGACTATCGGCGCGAGCCTAGCTCAGGCGGACAAGGATCTACTTGCGCGTTACCGGCGTCGGGCAGCGTCTGTCAGGTGGGGCTAATGAGCCTGCTTACCGCTGACGCTGCCACGGTGCTACGGGCCCCGTACGTCACGGACAAGTACGGAAACACGACTACTCAGCGGGATTGGGCTAATGCTGTCCGGTCTCCGCTGAGTGGCGTGTCTTTCCAGCCGGACGCGTCCACTGAGGCGACGGGGGACCGGGGCTCAGTGGTCACCGGATATCGGCTGATCACTCGTCGGGGGATGGACGCTGACATTCTGCCGACTGACCGTATTGAGGTCTACGGCATGACCCTTGAGGTTGACGGCGAGATTGGCCGTTTCCGCACGGGGGGCCGGGTCCATCACGTTGAGGTACGGCTTAAGAGGGTGACCGGATGAGCAACGTTCGCATTACCTACAACTTTGATTTCATCCGTTCCCTGCCCAACAACATCAAGACCGCTCACGTTGTGCTGAACGAGGCCAACCGTATGAAGAGTGGCATTGAGGGGGAGGGCGGTGAGGTTCGCGTTGATTCTCAGTTTGGCGGGTCCCGATTCCGTGCGGCTGTCATTGCCGGGTACGAGGATGGGGCGCATGCCGAGAACACGCGTAGGCAGCTTCTGAGGAACCTTGGGAGCGCGGATGGCTAAGCCGGTGGTGTTCTTCCCGGATGCCGTTCTAGTGGCTATCCAGTACCTACGGGGCGCCCTTGGTGGCGTCCCTGTCTATTCCCGCGTGCCTGAGTCTCGTCCGGCTGAGTTCATTCGGATTGAGCGCTTGGGTGGTCTGAGGAATTCCCTTGTGACCGACCGGCCCCGTATCGACATTGAGTGTTGGTCGGACAGCGAGGAAGGCGCGGAAGCCCTGATGAGTCGGGCTCGCGCTTACGCGCTCGCTATGGCCGGTAAGCGTGGCGATACGACCGTTTACAACGTCTCTGAGGTTACAGGCCCTCAGTGGCTTCCTGATCAGACCTCCGGGCAAGCCCGTTATGTGTTCGCTGTTGAGTTCTCGACACGCGCTCTGCCCGGTTCCCCTTAACGATTGGAAGGTGTAGCCGTGGCCGGTGACATCAACAACCCCCGCCTATGGGAGGGTGCTGACCTTTGGACGGCTCCTGTAGGCACGAACCTACCCGCGACGCTTGATCTTGCTATGTCGACCGTTGCGGATTGGAAGGCTGTCGGTCTTCTCTCTGAGGACGGCGCTAGCGAGGCTCGCGACGAGGACACGAGCGACTTTTACGCATGGGGCGGGAAGCTGATTCGTACTCAGCGTTCCAAGCACAAGCGCAGCATTTCGGTTACGTGCCTTGAAGACAACCTAGTTGTGTTCGGCCTCGTCAACCCTGGTAGCACGGTCACGACGACTGCCGGTGTGAACACTCGCACTATCAAGATTCCCAAGAGCGAGAAGCGTGCGTTCACGCTTGAGCTGACGGACGGCGACGTTACCAAGCGTCGGCACATCCCGACCGGTGAGATTACGGAAGTTGGTGAGGTCACCCTTTCGGAGTCGGACCTACAGGCTTTCGAGCTAACCATCACGCTCTACCCGTCGGCTGACGACGTGCTTTACGTCGACTACGACAACGACCCTCAGACGGCTGTCCCTGAGACTCCGTAACACCACTTACTGAATTCAGTACCTGACTACCCCCGAATAGGAGCGTTCCCGTGCCCACGAAGAACGACGTTACCGGTAAGCCTTTCTCCGTCGAGTTCAACGGCGACACGTACGAGGTTTCCCCCGCTGAGGATTGGGACCTTGACGTACTTGAGGCCATCGACGAGAACAAGCTAACCCTTGCGCTCAAGGCGCTGCTTGGTGACGAGCAGTACGCCACTTTCCGCGCTACCAACAAGAAGGTCAAGGATCTTGGCGCTTTCTTTGAGGTAGCCGGTAAGCAGGTTGGCGCGGGAAACTCCTAAGCCTCCTCGCGTTCCTGCGGGAACACGGGGACGCTGTTGAGGCTGATCTAGCCTTTCGGGGTATTGACCTACTCGACATGTGGCGGGGGACTCTGAGCCCCCGCCGCGTGGACGTTCTTATACGCGGGCTACCGCCCGATTCTGCGACTCGCCAAGCGATGAACGGTGAGCCGCTTTGGTCGCGTACTGATTTCATCCTCGCTGACCTTGTGGACTCTACGAACTCTGTTCAGTGGACGATTGCCAACAAGGATCAAGAGCGCCGTAACCGGCAGCCTACGCCGGAACCTTATCCGCGCCCGGGATTGAAGAAGACCACCAAGAAGGAAATCACTGCGGCTGATCTGCTCGCGTTCCGTGAACGTACGAAAGGGGCCTAATGCCTGCGCCTGAAATCGCAGTTGCGTATGTCTCCATTGTTCCGGAGATTCAAGGGTTCGCCCGTGATCTGCGCGCACAGATCGTTGGTCCGGCGGCTGACGCTGGTGACCAAGCGGGTGAGGCTGCCGGTGGTGGGCTCAAGGACAAGCTCAAGGCGGGTGCTGCGGCGGCTGGAATTGCGGCCGGTGCAGTGCTCGTCAAGGGCATTGCTGACGCCATTGAGCAGGCGAACATTACCAAGAAGCTACAGGCTCAGCTTGGGGCTTCCGGTAAGGACGCTGCTCGGTACGGCAAGGTTGCCGGATCCCTTTACGCCAAGGGTGTTACCGAGAACTTTGAGCAAGGCGCGGAAGCTATCCGCGCGGTGGTGAACGGTGGCCTCGTAAAGCCGGACGCCACGAACAAGCAGCTAGAGAGCATTGCTAGCAAGATGAGCGATGTTGCTACCACGTTCGGTACCGATATGGGCATGCAGACTCAGGCAGTCAGCGCGCTCATGAAGAACGGCCTAGCGAAGAATGCCGGTGAGGCGCTGGACGTCATCACGACCGGTATGCAGAAGCTAGGACCGAATGCGGATGACCTACTAGACACGTTCCAGGAATATCCGGTTCAGCTCAAGAAGCTTGGCCTTGATTCCAAGACGGCTATGGGTCTCTTCTCTCAGGGTCTCAAGGGTGGTGCCCGTGATACGGACATCATCGCTGACGCCATGAAGGAATTCTCTATCCGCTCCATTGATATGAGCACCACGTCACGCGACGCGTATAAGTCGCTTGGTCTGGACGCTCAGAACATGGAAAAGATGATCGGTAAGGGTGGCGACTCGGCTACCAAGGGGCTTGACATTGTCCTTGATAAGCTCCGAGGAATTCACGATCCGGTCAAGCGCGAGGCTGCTGCGGTTGGTCTGTTCGGTACTCAGGCTGAGGATTTGGGTTCGGCCCTATTCGACCTTGACCCGAGCAAGGCTGTTGCTGCGGCGGGCAAGACTGAGGGTGCGGCAGCGAAGCTAGGTAAGACGCTGCGTAGTGGCCCGATCTATCAGATCAAGGCGTTCGCCCGGACGTTGCAACAGGACCTAGTTGAGGTAATCGGCAAGTACCTCGTTCCGGCCCTGACTAAGGCCGGGGAGTTCGGCAAGGCTGCTTGGTCTTGGATGAAGGATAATCAGGGCTGGCTACTTCCGTTCGCTGCGGGTATCACGGCGATTGCGGTTTCTGTAGCGCTCTATACGGGTGTGGTGCGTACGGTCGCTGCTGTGACTAAGGCGTGGGCGGCTATTCAGCTTGCGTTCAACGCCGTTATGGCTATGAACCCTCTTGCCCTCGTCGCGCTCGCGCTCGTGGGTATAGCTGCGGCTCTGTACGTGGCTTACCAGCGGTCTGAGACGTTCCGGAACATCGTCCAGACGGCTATGTCTGCGGTTGCTTCCGTCTTCTCGTGGCTTTGGAACACGGTTCTCAAGCCAATCTTTGGGTTCCTCTTTAGCGCGTTCAAGCTCCTTCTGACTATCGTCACGGTCATTGTGGTTGCGCCGATCATCCTTGCTGTTAAGGCTCTGGGCGCTATCTTCTCGTGGCTTTGGTCGAATGCGA